GTCAATTCTGGAGGGGTACAAACTCAGAAGGGGGGAGTATTTTGTGGGAATTCCCCAAATGTGGTACGCTAAACCATGACAAGACAAAAGGAACTCACTTATGGCAAAAAAACCTCGTCACATTCTCGGCTATTTAAACGACCCAAACACTTGGGACAAAGCAGCGTTTGAAACAGCCATTCGCGCAGAAGTCGAAGCCTCGACAGGAACACTTACGGCATCTGACGAACTGTTGGTTGGCGCATTGGTCATCACGGTTGACAGCTTGTTGACTGCTGAAATCAATATTCGTGAAAGAGGTCATGTCACTGTGTACGGCAACAACGAAGGCGTGACAGCTTGGTTCAAGATTCGCACTGAGATGGCTGACAAAGCTATCAAGATGCTGGCTGAGTTGGGTCTTGTTGCCCGTGGTCGCCCTAAGTTAAAAGCAAAAGTGAGTGATGTAGATGAGCTATTCGCCACTGCTTAACCCTGCGTTTGAGTATGCGGTAGCGGTAACTCGGGGTGACATTCAGGCGTGTGAGGATGTCAAACTAGCTTGCCAACGGTTCTTGGATATGGTCGAACGTAAGGATGCGCCTTACGAGTTTGTCCCTGCCAAGGCTGAACACATCCTCAAATTCGTCAAGTTCTGCCGCCATGTCAAAGGTCCAGATGCCGGGAAGCCAATTGAGCTACAGCCGTTTCAGGTCATGTACTTGGCGGGTATCTACGGTTTCCGCGACAGGAAAGATCACACATACCGATATGTCACTGATGTCATTTTGTTCGTTCCTCGCAAGTCAGGTAAGACAACCATTGCGTCCATCATTGCGTTGTATGAGTTGCAGTTTGGTGATGCTGGCGCTGAAGTGTTTACTCTAGCTACCAACAGGGATCAAGCGTCTATTTGCTTTGATTCGTCCAAAGCTATCGTAGAAAACATGAGGCCCGAGTTGGGGGCTAAATTTATTGCCTACCGCAGTGAACTGAAGAAGGCTGGCGACTCGACCTCGACCTACCGTGCGCTGTCGCGAGAAAACCGTAAGACAGGTGACGGTAAGAACCCGTCTTGCGCCATGATTGATGAAGCTGCTCAGATTACTGAAAGACAGTCAATTGAGGTGTTGCACTCGGGCATGGGCGCTCGAAAGAACCCGCTGCGGATGTACCTGACAACTGCCAGCTTTACTAAGGAAACGAAATTCTTTGAAGACCTTTCGCACTACCGTAGCGTGTTGCGTGGCGCTGCTCCTGATAGTCATCGCTGGTTTGGCCTACTTTATAGCATTGATCCCGGCGACAATTGGGCTGACCCTGCGGTATGGGGAAAAGCGAACCCGATGCTTGGGGTTTCGGTCACGACTCAGCACATTCAGCAAATGGCTGAAGAAGCGTCTGCCAAGCCAGCAAGCCTAAACGAATTCCTGTGCAAGCAGTTAAACATCTATGTTTCGGCTAATTCTGCTTGGGTTGACAGAAGGCATTGGGATGAGTCGGTCACTCCAATGCCGAAAGAAAAGCCTGAAGCTACATTCGTTGCTTTTGACTTGGCTCACACGCGAGATTTGAATGCTGTTTGCACTTTGCACAGATACAGCGAAGAAGATTTTTATGCCAAGTTCCAATTCTTTCTACCGGAAGAATCTATTGACCTAATTCCAAACCACTACAAGAGCATATTTTCTCAGGCTCATGCAAGTGGCATTTTGAGGCTCACGCCGGGTAACGTAACCGACCTTAATGAAGTTGAGTCGTACATTAAACAAGAATGCGAAAAGCACAGCGTTAAAGAAGTTGGCTACGATCCATATAACGCAGCCTCTTTGGTAGCTAACCTGTACGCTGATGGCTTGCCTGTCAAAAAGGTTGGTCAGGGTATGGCTATGCTGTCAAACCCGTCTAAAACTACTGAGCAATTGATTCTGAAAAAAGCTATCCATCACGATGGCAACCCGTTTGTTGGTTGGCAACTAGGTAACTGCGAGGTTTACACCGATGTCAACGGCAACGTGAAGGTCAGGAAGAATGAAGCAGACCCGTCAGCCAAAGTGGACGGTATTATTGCCATGATTATGGCTTTGCACTGCCATTTGGATAACGTGTTTGTCAGTGATTCATTTGGCTTTAGAGCAATAGAGTGGTAAAGTGTAGAAAATTGAGGGGAAATCATGGCAATTTTTGACATTTTCAAGCGTAAAAACACTCAGTCTGAGAGCAATACATTGTTCGGTCAGACCGCCTTGGGTAACAACATTGTTTATCAGGGCAGCGATAAACGTGCTGGTGTTAACACTCAAATCCTCTATGTAACGACTGCCAGCACAACAACTGCTGGTCGCCCGGTAGATATGTCTGTGCTGACCAGAAACAGCACAATCATGTCTTGTGTGGGGGTAAAGGCTAGGGCTTTGGCGCAGTTGCCAATCAAGATTTGCTGCGAAACAGCAGACGGAAAAACCGTTGATGCGATTCGAGGCGAAGGTGTTGGAGCGCGAGATAAGGCCAAAGCCAAGCAAGTTGCCAAGCTATTGGGTAACCCAAACAACTTCCAGAGCAAGTATGAGTTCTGGTATCAGTGGCTTATGTGGTACGAATTGTCTGGTGAAGCCTTTACCCTGTGGTGGAGGAAGGACCAGAACAGTTCTACAGAAACTCCGCTAGAAATGTATGTGCTAGATTCAACGCTAATTGCCGTGAATATCACGCCTACACGTTATCCGACTTTCCGACTGTCTACGCCTAGCTATGGTTTCAACAAGGACCATGAGTTCAAGTATTTCCAAGTGATGCACGGCAAGGAAATGGCTTGGCAAGGCTCTGCTGGCTTTAACAAAGCTATTTTGGCGACTGAATTGGTTGGCCTTGACCAAGACATTGATTTGTACGCCAACTTTGTCATGCAGAACGGTGCAAAGCCCTCTGGTATGTTTGTCACCGATCAGGTTATTCCTGATGGCAAGTACAAAGAGATCGCAGCCCGTCTGAAAGAGGCGTGGAACAACATGACAGGCAGCAAGACCAGTGACCCAAGCAAGCCGGGTCAGGGTATGCTGCTGGATCAGGGCATGAAGTATCAGAAACTAGAGATGCTGACTTTGCAAGACACTGACGCTGCTGCTTTGAAGCTACAGACGATGCGCCGCATCTGTGGGTTGTTTGGTGTGCCGCCTTCTATGATCGGCATCCATGATGGCAAGTTCAACAACAGCCAAACGGCTTTGGATGAGTTCTACAAAACAACCATGTACCCGACAATTGTCAATATCCAGCAGAAATTGACGCAACATTTGCTTGAGGGTTATCCATCACTGTGTGTCGAGTTTGACACTAAGGATTTCCTGAAGGGCGCTCCTTTGGATCAAATGAACTTTGCTACTGCTGGCGTAAAAGGTGGAATAATGACACCCAACGAAGCCCGTAACTACATGAATTTGCCATCTATGGACGGTGGTGATGAGTTGGTTAAAGAGCCTGAACCTGCCGAGCCAATTGCTGGTAGCAGCCCTAAAGATACTGGTGGCGGTGGTGGCAATCAGACCAAAAAGATGAATATAGGCGCTACTTGATATATCATGTACACTGATACACAATATCTGGTAGCATTAGCCAAACAGGTCAAAAGACCTAAACAGTTGCCTGTACTTCTAGGGCAACGCCCTAAAATACAGGACAATAACCAATCCATTGCTTTAGGGGCAATCAATGAAGACATTGAATCTAATCTGCGAAGCCAAGCTAAATCTCAACGAGAAAGCCTCGAACGGCGAACCGTCTGGACAGATTGAGGCTCGCATTACGACTTGGGGCGCACGGGAAGGCGCTGATGGTCGCAAGTTCTTTTATAAGCCAGAAGGCTTTATGCAATGGGCCAAAGAGTTTGCCGAAATGGGCCGACCACTTCCCATGTACGTTAACCACAATGCTGACGCTATTCCCGTAGGAGAGTGGACAAGCATTGAAATGGATGACGATGGCATGAATGCTTCAGGTCGCTTGTTCCTCAACACTACTGCTGGTTCTGACTTGTACCAAGTAATGAAAGAAAGCCCCAATATGTTTGGCGGGGTTTCTGTTGGCGCTTATGCCGAAGAATATCAAATGGTTGATGCTAATGGCGAGGCAATGACCATTGGTTCTGCTGATCCATATGAAGATGGCTATTTCCAAATCACCAAAGGTGGTTTGCGTGAGACTAGCGTGGTCATGCACCCAAATAACATGAAGGCAGAAATCAAAAAGTTGGAATATTTTCGACCTGATGGCTCTGCTGATTTGAAAGTATTGGAAGAAGCCTTGCGGGATGCAGGTCTGTCCAAGCAGATGTCGGTTGCCGCCGCATCTGTATTCAAGACGGTAATTGAACAGCGTGATGCTGTTGAAAAGCCTATTGAAAATGCGCCAATTCAGAGTGATTCTGATGCGGAGGCAACCGCTGAAATTCTTGCTGCTCTTGAGCAACGTGAACTTCTGAAACTCCTTGACAAACGACTTAAAGGTTAAATCATGTCCCAAGTTATCCTCGAAAAACTGGATGCTATCGAAGCTAAACAAGCCGAAAGCATCACTGCTGTTGAAGCCAAAATCCCTGCTGCTGTTGAGGCTGTCAAAGCTGAATTCAGCGAGATGGTTGCTGCTCTGGAAGCCAAAGTTGCTTCTATCAATATGCCTGAGTTCATTCGCACACCCGCAAAGACTGTTCGCCAAGATGTGAACCGTCATGTGCGTGAGCAATTGTCTACTTTCTACAAAGGCAACAACCGTTTGGAAAAAGAACTGCAAATCTTTGCAGACGAAAGCCAAATGGATGCGTACTTGAAAGAAGCCTCTGCTCTGACCGCTGGCGGTGATGGCAAGGGTGGTCGTACTGGCTACGATCCTACCTTCACGGCTTTGCGTTTGATGAACCCAATGCGCGGTCTGTCTCGCACTGTGGCTACTGACGGTTCCTCGTACCAATTTCGTGTTCGCACGGGCAATCCGGGTGAAGCATGGGGCTATGGTATTCAGAACAACGGCGCAGCCACTACTGAAGACACAAGCATCTGGCAATTGGTTTTGCAAGACTTGAACGTGCAGTTCCCAATCCGTACTGCGGCATTGGACGACATTGATGGTTTGGAAGCTGTTGTTGTTGACGACATGCTGGCCTCCTTCAGTCAGAGTGAGGCACTTTCGATGGTGGCGAACAATGACCAAGTTGCACAAGGCGTGAATAACCCCTACGGTGGAACTAACGGTTTGCGCGGCCTTGATAGTTACGGTGGTTCTAACGCCACTTACACTGGTGGCACAACTTCTGCTGCTGCTTTTGGCACTTCTGGCACTGGTTCTTCAAGCGGTCTGCACTCGCTGGCTACTTATGACCAACTGACTTCTAACGTGAACACTGTTGGCTTGAACAACATTGCTTACAAAGACGTTATTAACTTGGTAATGGCTTTGCCGCAGCAGTATTGGACTCCAAACGCCAAGTTCATGGTCAGCCCAATCTTGGCTCAAGCTATTCGTGGTCTGCAAGACACCAATGGTCGTCCAATCTTCAACTCTACTGAGTCGTTGATTCCTGATGGCATCATTGGCAATATGCTTGGCTTTGATGTGGTGATGAACCGTTACTTGGACTCTCCTTTCCAATCTACAGTTGGCGCTGCTGGCACTACTAGCCTGTACCCAATGTACTTTGCTGACTGGAGCCGCTTCCACACCATCGTGGATCGTCTGAACATGGTTATGCGGAGATATGACCAGACGCTTCCAGGATTTATAACATTTTTTGGCGAAAAAAGGCTTGCCACAAGTGTTAGAGATCCAAACGCAGGTGTGCGTTATCGCTCGACAGGTACAGCCGCCTGATAAAACGGAGGGGGGTAATTCCCCCTCCTTTTTGTGCCAATAATTTAGGAACTGTTATGACCATTACCGAACGCATCCTGTCTGGAATTAAGCAAACATTGGAAACTGGCGAGAAAGTCACAATTGACTTGCGCGAGGCATCTGCTATCACAGGCTCTGGTGACGGGGTTGGTGGTCGTACCTTCTTTGACAACGCATTTGCTGCATTGCGTTTTGCAAACCCAATTCGTGAGATGTCGCGTGTTATCCCTGCATCTGGCTCAAGCGTTCAGTTTGTCGCTAAGACAGGTAATGCGACAAACTCCACAAACCCGTTTGGATACACGTTCACGCCTAACAGCGGTTCGCCAAACATCAACACATCTATCTGGCAACTGCCAACCCGTGTTATTTCTGCTCAATTGCCTGTGCGTTCAGCGGTTATGTCGGATGTGAACTACCTAAATGAAACGCTGGTCGAAGATTTGATGCTGGAATTTGCACAAATCGAAGGCGCTTCAATGGTTTTGAACAATGACCAAGCTGGTTCTACCACCACAATCAACGGCGCGACAAACGGTTTGCGTGGTTTGAATATGTACACCAGTGCTGTTTCATCTGCATTTGGTACAAGTGGCACAGCAATCACCAACGGCATTCACTCCATTGCTACATACACTCAAGCAGCAGCGGCTGTGTCGTATTCCGACATTACTGACATGACACGTTTGTTCCCTGCTCAATACTGGAATCTTCCCGGTACTGCATGGATGATGCACCCACAAACAATTCACGAACTGCGTAACCTCGGGACGGGTGGCGCGGCAATTAGACAATTTGCTGAAACTGGCGATGATGATGGCGGTGCTGTTGTTAATGTGTTTGGCTTTCCTGTCATTGCGAACCCAAACATCCAAACAACTGGCGCTGGTAACTTCAACATTTATTTGGCTAACTGGCCTCGTTTTGTAAGCATTGCTGACGTTGAAGAAATGACCATTCAGGCAATGGAACAGACAAGCCCCGGCTTCATTACCCTATATGCGGAAAAGCGTCTTGTAAGTACCGTGCGTGACCCGTTTGCTGGCATCCGACTTGTAGGTGTTTAAACCATGAGCGTAGACAACTATCAATATGCTGCGCCTTTTGGCGCTCAAACGCGCAATCCGTTTAACTATGCAAAGGTTGAACAGATTGGGCGTGATAGTGTCACGGCGTGGTTGACCCTTGATGAAATCACGCAACAACTAAACTTGTTTCAAGACGAAAGTCAAGATGCATATTTGTCTAGTCTTGAAGTGGCTACTAGACAGGCAATTGAAGATTACTTAGGGTTGTCTATCTTCCCGGTAAGCTATCGTGTCTGGTACGGCTCTGAAAGCCTTGTGGCGTC